TTCATTTTCTGACTGTACATGGCCCGTAGGCCATGTAAAAGAAGGTGAACCTATTATGCTACGTGACTATCAAATAAAGATAGTAAATGACTTCTTGGCTAACCCTCAGTCGTTACAGGAAGTAGCTACTGGAGCAGGTAAATGTCTTTCAAGCAATACAATATTGAGTTTAGAAATAGATGAAAGTACTCCTTTTGGAAAATTTATGCTAAATAAGTTACAACAGGTGGAGGAAAGTAATGTTACAAAAGATAATAAAAAATTATAAGAAAAAAAGTTGGTTAAGAATGTGTTCTTTACATGGAATAAACAAATGGGAACTGATAACACACCTAAATGAATCAGTGTATCCTAGTAAACATTTAATAAAATCGGGACTAGAATTACAGACTAGGAATTGTTTAAAATGCACTAAAGAATTAGAATTGGGAATATATAAAGAAACGTTTATTGCCAATTGTACTTGTATAAAAGATACTACTATGACACTTGATAAGCTCCAAAAGGTGCTAACCCTAGAACAATCACTATTAGCAATAGAGATGGTAACTACCCAACGAAAAAAAGGATTACCGAATACTATTGATTTTTGGATTCATAAAGGGTTTACTGTCGAAGAATCACAGAGTAAAGTTAAAGATGTACAAAAAGATAGATCATTAAAGTCTCCTGCATCTAAGAAAGGAGCTAGAGGATATTCACTTAGAACAGTTGAATATTGGATTAATAAGGGACTTACTCAAGAAGAGGCTAAGCTTAAAATTAAACACCTGCAAACTACTAATGGATTATCATATTATAAAAATAAGTACGGCGATGAAAAGGGGGAAACACTGTTTAATGATAGAATTCATAGATGGTTGAATGCCCAAGGTAATAAAAATATGGTTGCTAATCGCAGTAAAAAATCTTTAGAACTCTTTGAAAAAATAGGGATTGGATATTACGGCCCCAATGAAAAGACTGTTCGTGGGAAACAAAGAGTCCATCGTGTTGATTTTATGTCTGATAAAAAAGTGATAGAATTTTACGGAGACTATTGGCATGGGAACCCTAAGATATTTTCAAACGACGCTATGATTCGTAGTAAAAAAATTACAGATGTTTGGGAACATGATCGTAAAAAGATACACGATTTGGAAGAAAATGGATATTCAGTTCTGATAATTTGGGAAGCAGATTATAAAGCAAACCCCGAAGAAATTTTGCAACAATGTAGGGAATTTATTAATGAATGTTGATTTATCTATAGGAAAACTTGCAGAGTACATTGAAGAATTTAAAAACAACAAACTAGTTAATAATAAGGAAATTTCGGTAGATGATTTAGGAATATATGTTCCTACACCAATGGGCATTCCTGCAACTGTTGAATTTTTTATTAAAAAACTTGATTTATCGATGATTCAATTAGAATTTAACAATGGGTATACTATACAAGTTGCAAAAAAGCATGTGCTACAGCAAAATAATAAAGATGTTTTTGCGGAATCGTTAGCAGTTGGATCACCCGTCGATCACATTGATGGACTAGTCTATATAACTAATATTACTGAAATAGAAAATCAGGACTGTTTTGATATTGGTATCGAAACACCACATCTTTATTACGACAAGAATGGCTTACTACATCACAACACTATCATGACTGCTGCTCTAAGTAAAAGCATTGAACCCTATGGACGCAGTATTGTTATCGTACCCAACAAAAGCCTAGTAGTGCAGACAGAAGCCGATTACATCAACATGGGCTTAAACGTTGGGGTATATTTCGGTGATAGAAAAGAATTTGGTAGGCAGCATACGATATGCACTTGGCAATCACTTAACAATCTGCTCAAGAATACTAAATCAGGTGATGCTGATATCACCATTGGTGACTTTATTGATGGTGTAGTATGTGTGATGGTGGATGAAGTGCATATGGCAAAAGCTGATGCCCTCAAAACCTTGTTAACAGGGGTATTCTCACATGTGCCCATCCGTTGGGGATTGACTGGTACTATACCCAAAGCTGACTTTGAACAGATTTCTTTGTTGGTAAGTTTAGGCCCTGTAATTAGTAAACTTGCTGCTAGTGATCTACAAGAGAAAGGAGTTCTTGCTCAATGTCACGTTAACATCGTGCAATTAAAAGATGGGGTAGACTTTAAAAACTACCAAAGTGAACTTAAGTACTTACTTGAAAACTCTGATAGATTAGACAAGATTGCAGAAGTTGTTTCATCAATAAAGAATAGCGGCAATACTCTGATACTTGTTGATAGAGTAAATGCCGGGCATGAAATTACTAATAGATTACCAGGCAGTGTGTTTATCAGCGGTGGAACTAAACTCACTGAACGAAAAGAAGAATATGATGAAGTAAAGACTAGTGATAATAAGATAATTGTAGCTACATATGGTGTAGCGGCAGTTGGCATTAATATTCCTAGAATTTTTAACTTGGTCCTTATTGAACCAGGTAAATCGTTTGTGCGTGTTATTCAAAGTATTGGACGAGGAATTAGGAAAGCAGAAGACAAGGATAGTGTAGAAATTTGGGATATTACTAGTGACTGCAAGTTTGCTAGACGGCATTTGACCCAAAGAAAGGCATTTTATAAAGAAGCCAAATATAACTTTTCTATGGAAAAGTTAGATTACAAATAACTTGATTATTAAACTAAAGGATGTTATAGTACGCAAATGAGAATACTTCAACTTGATGACAACAAATTCTATAACCTAGAAACTCTTCCAGAAGAAATCGATGATCTTAGATTTGCTATTTTGGATAACTCTAATCCGCAAAACGTAGACTACCATTTTATTCCACTGATCTTTCTTGAATCATTCAATGCACCTGCATTGGTACTTAAAGTAGGAGATCATAGGATAAAGATGCCACTAGATTGGCAAATATTGATAGGTGAAAGAGATCATGGTGATTTGGAAACACTACCTCTTTCTAGTTTGAATGATAGAGGGTTTAATGCATATGAGTTCAATCCACTCAGTTCGTTTTCTCCTACATTCTTACCCATCGAAATCGAAGACATTTACCATGATGTAACTTGGTATGCTCCTCGTCTTAAGAATGGACAGTTCTTGTGTGTACCCATTGAAGACAAACCTAAACCCAAATGTATTTACTTTGTCAAAGAGATCAGCAGGAATTGTGAGATTGTGGACTACCGACAAGTTTTTTGAGATTAAACACAATGAACATTAAAAAAGTTTCTCTATCAGATATTGATGATGACAATTCTGAATTCGTGAAACATTTAGAACGTAGATTTGTAGAAGAAGGCTTCGACAAGAAATTAGAAGCAATTATTGCTCAGTCTATAGAGATACACAAGAAAAGATATGGCAATCAAAAAGAATAAAGACGAACTCTTTGACAAACAGGACTTTAATCTGTTTGATGCCATTGAAGCTGTTGATAAAAAGGACTATGGATATTTTGATCGCCTTAGTCCTGAACAACAAAAAAAGTTTTCATCTTACATGATATTGCAGTATGCGAGTTCAGTAAAGGGGAAAACTGATGTACAGAACTATTGTTTGCGTAGTGTTGATTACTATGCCAACACACATATGTTCAATGAGAATGTGCAAAAGCATCCTAAGTTACAGTGGTTGATGCTATGTGCAAGTAGTCCTGATATTGGTAAATTGTTTCATCCATGGATCCCGCAGATAAAGGATCGTGTAGTCAAACTAAAAGAAGCTGCAAAAGCAAAAGATATACAAGATTACTTTGGTAAAGTATATGCTGGTTATGATAAGAGTCTTATAGAAGAAATTAGCCAAGCATATGTTACACAGCAGAATCGTAAACATTATTTGTCCAAGAAGTTTCCTACAATGAAACTCGGCGACATCGAACTCTTAAATGACTTAATTACTGATGATGATATTGCTCAATATGAAAAAGAAAGCGGAAACGAAATCTGATTTCAGTTGTGACTTTTGTAATCGTAGTTTTATTCGTGAAACTACGATGATGAAGCATTTGTGTGAGTATAAGCGTAGATGGCAAGATAAGGATAAAGCTGGCAACAGAATAGGGTTCCAGTCTTGGATTCAATTCTACACTAAAAATACATCAGGAACAAAGAAGAGGACATATCTAGATTTCACGAAAAGCGCATACTATATTGCTTTTGTTAAATTTGGCAACTATTGTGTTAATGCCCATGTTGTTAATGTAAGTAGGTATATGGATTACCTGCTTAAAAATGATATTAAGATAGATGTTTGGGCTCAAGATTCTACTTACACAAAATTCCTAATTCAATATCTTAAAGAAGAAGACCCACTAGATGCAATAGCACGTAGTATTGAATCTACTACAGAACTGGCCCAACAAGAAAAGATTCAAACTAAAGATTGTTTGAGGTATGGTAACAGAAACAAAGTATGTTATTCGATCACTAACGGTAAGATCAGTCCTTGGTTATTGTATCAAAGCGAAAGTGGGGTTCAGTTTTTAGAGTCATTGGATGTAACTCAGCAAAAGATGATCATTGACTATATTAACCCTGAACAATGGGCTATTAAGTTTTTGCGAGATAAAGAGATACTAGCTCAAGTCAAAGAGTTGTTGATAGCGGCTGGATATTAAATGAAAATCCCACAAACGTTTCAAGACTATAGTGATGATGATCCTGCGATAGACAAAAGACTAGCTAGGTGGGATTTTTGGAAAGTATTGATAAAGTTAAAAGATGAATTCTCTTTAACTACAGATTATACAGTAGATGCTTTCTTGGAATGGTTAGAACAGACGCAAGGAATAGAACTTCTACTTGATTCTACGTCCGGAGGGATAACTGATGACTACCGAATTGTTGACGAACAAAAGTATTTGGTTTTTACATTGAAATATTTAGGTGATTAAATGCATATTATGATTGACTTAGAAACACTAGACACCAGTCCAAACTGTGTAATTTTGAGCATTGGTGCAGTAGCATTCGACCCAAAAGGTATGGGTGTAGTAGAAAAACTTGAACTCAAGCCAACCATTGATGAGCAAACAGAACAGCATGGTAGGATTATTGATGAGGGTACTATTAATTGGTGGAGTAAGCAATCTCCAGAAGCCATAGCCGAAGCAATGGGAGATGAGGGTAGAATCTCATTTAGAGAAGCTATGGAAAAGCTATATAAGTTTTGTTGGAATCGTAAAGCAGTTTGGAGCAATGGAGCTGCATTTGACGTTGTAGCATGTGAAACGGCATGGCGACAGCTTGACATGCGAACTCCCTGGCCTTATTATACAGTACGTGATACTCGCACTCTATATGAAGTAGCAGGAGTAAGCTTGAAAGATGCTAAGTACAAAACAAAGACCACACACAAGGCAGTAGAGGACGCAGAACATCAGGCAATTGTTGTACAAGATGCGTATCGTAAGTTGATTAAAGTAGGATTGGTTAAGTGAAGTTAAGTGCTGACATTGACATTGATTTTTCTGATAGATCAAAGTTGCTTGAGTTAATTGAGCATACACCTGCTGCCATGCTTAACATTCAGCCTATACGTAAACATGCAACTGGGGTATATGTAACTGATATTCCATATGATCCCATTCATGACATGGCTTCGATAGATTACTCAGATGCAGAAAAGCGTGGGTATTTTAAGTTGGATTTACTTAATGTACATATCTACAATCAAGTACGAGATGAAGAGCATTTAGTTTCGTTGATGCGTGAACCAAATTGGAAACGTCTGCGTGAACGAAGGGTTATAGTAAAGCTGATTCACTTGAGCAATCACTATGATTCTATGCGTAAGATGCCTGAGCCGATTGATAGTATACCCAGATTAGCTATGTTTTTAGCTGTAATACGTCCTAGTAAAAAACATCTGATTGGATTGCCTTGGTCAGAAGTATCCAAGACAGTTTGGGATAAAGATGATAGTGGGTACACATTCAAAAAGGCGCATAGTTTGGCCTATGCGATGTTAGTTGTTGTTCACCTAAACTTATTAGAGGAACTAGAAAGTGAAGGTAAAGTTGCTTAAAGAAAAAAGTTAAAGTTTTAACTATCGTTGTGTTTATTATCCGGCTCGGTAGTTTCTTTAAGTCTTAATGCTGCACCACCTGCAGCCAACACTGTACCAAATCCTGCTCCCCAAGCAATGTAATCAAAAGATATATCAAATATCACACTAACAACAGACAGTACGAGAAACACAATAACTCCTAATGCCCATAGGATTCTTCCTATGTCTAGTGCATAGTTATCCTTGCCACTAAACAAGTCTCGTATAATGTAGCCAAAATCAGTTTTTGGTTTCATTGATTTATACCATCCATGGTTACGTTCTCCTAACAATATTTAGTGATTAGTAGTATAGGAATGTGTGTGTATAATAGATAGAATTAAGAAAGTCTTTTGACTAGAGTAATTGATCTACGTTTGGATCTTCTTTTAGTGAATTCTGACATGCTAACTATTGGACCGTGTAAAATAACTAGACTTTTATTGTTAAAAGTGCGTATATAATTCTTGAAAGGTAGCCATTCATTCTTCAAGAACAGATTGATTGGTACAAGTCGATTAGATTCCCACCACCAAATATCACCTAATTCTAAGAATTTCTGTTTTACTTCTGGTTCTATGATAGATCCGTAATCGTAAATTGTTGTAACAATCTCGTCCCTGTTTTGAATGATACCAACATAATCTTGGTTGGCGTAGGACAGCACCGCTATGAAAGGGTGATTTTGGCTTAGTTTGTTGAAAAATTCATTATCCATCATTTTGCTTAATTATTTAATCATGGTTAACCAAAACAAATATTTTAATTTTTTAGTACTAAATACATAGTACGGGAGTTAAGATTTGTGTATTCTACCCAAGTATTTTACTATTTACAAAGACAAACGGTTGTCTTACTTTCAGGAACATCAGCGAGAGCCTACATGCCGGTATACGCCAAACCACTTACACTACACCGAGGTGTAGACAATCAACTACAGTTTCAGTTTTTGGATCAGCAGCAAAAGCCAGTGGATATAACTGGTAAAAGTATTACTTGCCGAATCATAAACAACGAAGGTAATAGAGTGCTTTTTCAAAAGGCACTAACACTTCAACTACCCTTAACTGGTCTTGCAGTGCTTAATCTTAACGCAGCAGATATAGAAGATATCCCCGCACAACAATGCTACTATACATTAGAGATTCCAGTTAACTCGTTTAACTATCCAGTCTATGTTGATCAAAACGCAGGCGGCAGAGGTGATCTTTATATTGTCAACTCAATACTGCCCTCTTTTGTACCCTCACAAGAAGTTACAATTCCAACTGGACAACCATTCCCTAATGTTAATCCAAATTCTAATGCTAACACTACTGCAAACATTTTCTATAGCAGTGTTATTAACACAGAAGACAATCCAATTCTTACTATACAAGCCAAGTATGTCGAGTATACTGGCAACGTAACAATTGAAGGGTCAACATTAGTAGATAGTGATTGGTATCCAATTGATGACTCTATCTACGCCAACACTTCTAATACACATGGGTACACAATACGTGGTTTCCATCCCTATGTACGTATGGTATTCACTGCAAACACGGGCGCCGTAACGAATATCTTGGCTAGATAAAATCTTTACTTTACACACGAAATTTGCTATAATAACTAAATGTTTGATATACTTGCCACTGTCCCCGGTAAAAAGAAAAAAACCCAATCTGGGTGGGTTTCTTTCAATGGGGTATGTTGTCATCATAAAGGACATAGACCTGATAAACGGCAACGTGCAGGCATTAGGTTTGAAAACGATTATCATTGGACTTATAACTGCTTTAACTGTAATTTCAAATGTACCTTTATTTTAGGTAGATCCATTAACGAAAAAACTAGACAACTATTAGAATGGTGCGGAGTTGATCGTACCCAAATTGAAAGATGGAATCTAGAAAGTTTACAGAACAAAGATTTAGTTGAGTACGTAAAGTTTAAGCGAGAGAAGTTAAAGGTAAAGTTTGAAGAAAGAAAACTACCTGAGGGACAAATACTAGATGTAGATGACCCTTCACATTCCAAATATATTGAGTACTTAGTAAAGCGTAAAATATCTCCCACTGAGTATCCTTTTTTAGTTACTCCCAATGAAGTTGGTAGAAATGCAAACAAGATTGTTATTCCCTACACATTCCAAAATAAGATTGTAGGACATACTAGTAGATTTCTAGATGACAGAAAGCCCAAGTACATTAGTGAACAACAAAATGGATATGTATTTGGTTATGATTTTCAAAAACCAGATTGGGAAAGTTGTATCGTAGTTGAGGGCATATTTGATGCATTAAGTATTTCAGGATGTGCAATACTTCATGCTACAATAAGCGATGAGCAAGCACAGATACTAAGAAACCTGAATAGACGAATAATTGTAGTTCCAGATCAAGATAAAACTGGAATAGACATTTGTGAACGTGCATTAGATTTGGGTTTCTATGTTAGCATCCCAGAATGGGATAGTTCCATAAAAGATGTGAATGATGCGGTGATTAAATATGGCAAGTTAGCTACAGCATTAAGTATCATTCAAGCAGCAACAAACAGCAAGATAAAAATTGAAATGAGGGCAAAGAAAATTGATAAAAGATTATAACATTGATGTACAATCTCTTTTTCTTCGTATGATGGTTACTAATGCTGAACTCTATACGAGGATAATCAGCATCATGAACCCGCAAAACTTTGATAAAAGGTTGCGTGGGATAGCAGAGTTCATTACAGAATACTCTAAAAAGTATAATGTAATGCCTGAACCAACACAGATTAAAGCTACTACCGGTGTTGAATGTGAATACATTACTGAGTTAACCGATAATCATACTGATTGGTTTTTGGAAGAGTTTGAATCTTTCACTAAACGACAAGAGCTAGAAAGAGCAATCCTTAAATCAGCAGACTTGTTAGAAAAGGGCGAGTTCGACCCAGTAGAAAAGCTGATTAAAGATGCTGTTCAAATTAGTTTACAGCGTGACATGGGTACTGATTATTTTGCAGATCCCAAAGAGCGATTGAATCGTTATTTTAATCAGGGTGGACAAGTATCTACGGGTTGGCCTCAATTAGATCGTATTATGTATGGTGGAATGAGCCGCGGTGAATTGAACATTTTTGCAGGTGGTTCAGGTTCAGGCAAGTCATTGGTCATGATGAATATTGCATTGAACTGGTTACAGCAAGGACTAAGTGGTGTTTATATCACGTTAGAATTGAGTGAAGAATTAACATCATTGAGAACAGATGCGATGTTGACCAGTATGGGTACGAAAGATATTCGCAAAGATATTGATAATACAACTCTTAAAGTTAAAATGTATGGTAAAAAAGCAGGACAGTATCGTGTTAAGTCATTACCTGCACAGAGTAACGTAAATGACATTCGTGCCTACTTGAAAGAAGTACAAATTCAAACAGGCATTAAAGTTGATTTTGTTATGATTGATTACTTAGATTTGGTGATGCCGGTCTCTGTTAAAGTTAATCCAAATGATCAGTTTATTAAAGACAAATACGTAGCAGAAGAATTGCGTAACTTAGCAAAAGAATTGGGCATGTTGATGGTGACTGCAAGTCAGTTGAATCGTAGTGCAGTGGAAGAAATTGAATTTGATCATAGTCACATTGCAGGTGGTATCTCTAAGATCAATACTGCTGACTATGTGTTTGGTATCTTTACAAGCCGTAGTATGCGTGAACGAGGTAAGTATCAGATTCAATGTATGAAAAGTCGCAGTTCAACTGGTGTAGGCCAGAAGATTGACTTAGAGTATAACATTGAAACTATGCGTATTAGTGATTCAAATCCAGATGAGAACGATCAGTATAAATCACAACCTTCGTCCAATGATATTATGAATAAGATTAGAACTGTTAGTCAAGTAGAGTCATCTGCTATTAATACTGATGTTTCACCCTTAAATAAGACAGTACATGCAGATGTACAGAGTGCAAAATTGAAGTCCTTGTTGAATTCTTTGAAGAAGTAGTAACTTAATTAAATCCTAATCCCAGATAAATAGACTTAAGGGTACTACTATGCAAAAGCGCACAAAGAGTTTGCTTGAAGAGTTAGAGGCAATAGGTAACAATCGTGATATTAATCATGTTATTGAGAGTAGAGCCAACAACATTATATCCAGTGCAATAAATTTGCTTGAATTAATTAAGCGAAGTTATGACCAGGATAAAGCAGAGTTATTAGAAAAGAAGTTATTAAGTGCGATGCGCGGACGAGATCCCAAACGATTTTCAAAAAGTTTGAGGAAAAAAGATGGCAAAGCTGACGAAGAAACCGAGTAAGAATACGCATATTAAAAAGAAGGCTAGCACTCAGCCTATAGAAGAAGGTATACTTGACAGCTTGCGAGGGGGACAAACCTCGCAACAAAAAGCGGTACAACAGAGATTTGTTAGTAATTTTATCGGGTCATTGGTTAGTGCGGTAGATAATGCTATTAAAGCCAAGGTAGTAGACCCCAAGTTAACAGCCAAGTCCTCAGCCGACGCCGACGCCGAAGGATCCGATGCAGGAAGTGGCCGTATAGAACCTACTGTTCCTGCAGCCGACAGTGTGGTAGCAGAAAGGCATAACAATAGTAAGTATGAGAAATTAAATAAACTGTTTGAAAGCATTTTAAACGAGCAACAGGCAACGCCCAAGTCCCCAGCCGAGCCTCAGCCAAGCCCATCTACTATGTCTGTTTCTGCATATATCAATAATCAATTTTTACCTCGCTATGTATCAAATTGGAAAAGTATTCCCCCTGAGATCAGAAAACGAATGACAGATTTAGTTAGACAGCTTGATGATGAAAAATGGAATTCATATAGCCGTAAATCTGTGTTAAACACATTAGCTGGGTTAATATACACTAATGTGTCACTCCCCAACAGAGGTCCAGCAGGCAGGCAGCAGCCAGACCAAGCAGGTGGTTCAGGATCATCCCAAGCAGGTGCTATGGTTCATAAAGATTTAACGGATCTTCAAAAAAATTGGCCGAATTTATCAGACGAAGAAAAGAAGAAGGTTAAGGATTATATAGCTAGTTTAACTTGACCAAAACCGTGTTTTTTTATTGAAGGAATAAATACATTTAGAGCATCTATAAGTTGCTCAATAACTTAAGGAAACACGACAATGACACAATTTACACGTACAAATGGTGACCTGAAACCGGTACTGTGGCTCGACACCCCTTCTTACACTAACACTGGTGTAAACGCAACTTCGTCTGCTAACACAGTTCAACCACAAGGTCCAAAACTTGACTTCTTCACTATCACTTTAGCCGATATCACAGCAAACACTACTATTGCTGCTCAATCTATCCAGTGCGTACAGCAACTGGCTACTATCCACATCTATGAGTTCACTGACACTGGCACTGACACTCTGGCACTAGCCTTGTACCCAACTGGTGCATGGACTACTGGTACTCTGACAACAGCAATCGACACTGCTACTGGCGGTTCTTCTTCAGTAGCCGCTACTGCAACTTTCACTAACTAATAGTTAGCAAAAGTCAAAAAACAAAGGCCCGAGATTTATTCTCGGGTTTTTTGTTTCTGTTAAATATAGCATGAGCCATAAGATTTCATGCTATACCCTGTTTGATATTACTCAAACTAACACTATTAATAGGTCTAAGCCATCATCTGATGGTAATTTAGAAGAATGGCTATACAAAAGAAATACCCAATCTAATTTTGATACAGTGCTGCAAGCAATATCTCTTAGATCGCAACCAGAGAACATATCTATTCCCAAAAAACTAATGATAAGATTAGATGAACTCTATCATTTTGGTTTCTTATACCGTCAAGAGGAATCACTGTTATATCCTTGTTGGAATTTTGAATTTGAGATACAACACAGTAGCGTATTTGACAATGGACTTACTCTTTTTGGTAATTTATACAATGACTGCGACAGCATACCTATGATTAAATGCGGCACAGAATGGGATATGTTATCAACCTTTTTAGATGCAACACCCGAATTAAAAAACATACATTTTGAGCAATTACATGAACCGAGTTGAACAATTTATTAAAAAAGAACTATTATACTTAAAAGATATATCTATCCTACGTCCGGGAGAAGAGCATTATATCTTATTTGGAAGATATGAAATCAAATTTACTGGTAAATTTTATCGTGTAGAACTATTTGATATTTACCTAACTGAAGACTTTAACTTCTTACAGTGTGCGGTAACATGGTGTTTGTACCATCATAACAAGAAACATACGCACCTTAGAAGAATACAGCAGTTGGATAGCAGATTAACCGCATTAGACTTATCCATCAAGATTCATAATCGTATTTTGAATCAGAATAAGAATTCTAATGATGCTGGTATTATTGAAACGAAATTAGAAGATGAAATCATAAGAAAGACTCAATTACAGAAAGAGTTAGATGTTTTGATATCTACTTCTAAAATTTGGCAACAGAATAAATTCAAAGATAAGATCACCTGAAATATCCTACACTGGTGATAAATATATAATAGACTATAGGAATTAACCATGAAACTCAATGATTTAGGTCGTAAGAACGTTGCTCAAAAGGCACTAAAAGAAAATTTTGGAATGAGCTTTGACACTTCTAAAATGGATAAGACATCTACTAGAAATATGTTGATCCGAATCAGAAATTTGATTAAAGAAGCAAAATCTGCTCCTGATTTCTATAGCAATCAAGCCAAACCTACTTATATGAAACTAGTGTTCATGGAGCAGGCGTTATCTAGCCATTGGAGTATTTTAAATACATCACGTCCTAGAATCATCATTGAGAACGAAGAAGTAGAAAAGTCACAAGTAATTCTTGCTGCACAAGATATGGTAGACAGCATACAAAAGATGATTGAGCAAGTTAATGATATGTTAGTTAAAGAGCTTCCTGCTCTAGTTGACAGCATTGAGAACGATATCGGTGTAAATGAGAGCCAGCAGTTTAGCCAACAAGCGACTGGTGCATTGCAGACACTAAATCAAACTTTACCGCAAACCAAAGAACAAATGAAAGCTGCACTCAGTGGCCTGACAGGCGGTGGCGGTATGAATCCAGACGCATTCGGTGCTCCCGGAGCTGATATGGGTATGCCTGCAATGCCAGGGGCAGAAGCAGGCGCAATGCCAGGTCTACCCGCAGCAGGTGCTCCGCCTGAAGAAGCACCACCAGAAGAAGCTCCAGAAGAGCCTGAAGAGGAAGTTGCTGCGGTAGGCAGAGAAAAAAGATAATATGAGACTATTTGAGCTTGATTCGACAGAGCCAATGGCTACCACAATTGTGGCTGTCACTGATCAACTTAAGAGTGATCTGGACACTGGCAAGATAAATCCAGAGCAATGGGACTTGGATAAGTTACTGAGTTATTTCCATAAGTACAATATAATCTTAGGAAAAAATGATCTATACACCATGATCAAGAATGATCCTCTGAAGAAAGTAATTAAGAATATACAGGGTAACAAGGTAGTATTCAAGGGGTATGAAGAAGAAAAGACAACAACTGAACCCGAAAAAGCAGACAAAGTAGTTAAGGATATGGCTAAAAACGCAATGAAGAAAAAGAAATAACTTCTTGCTTTGCCCTTAACTATAAGTTATAATACACGGTATGTACATACCTAACAAATACAACTATACTGCACTCAAAAAAGAAAACATTGATGGATCAAGAAAGTATGTAACACCTGATGGTAGGCATCTACCTAGTGTTACTACTGTCCTTAGTGCAACAGAACCACCCGAAAAAAAGAAAGCACTTCAAGAATGGCGTAATAGAGTTGGGCATAAACGTGCCCAAGAAATTACTACTGAGGCGGCTAGTAGGGGTACTAGGATGCATAAGTGGCTTGAAAATTATGTTAAAGACGGTAACACGGGAGAGCCCGGATCTAATCCATATAGTAAGCAGAGCCATACTATGGCTCAAACTATTATTGAGCAGGGATTAAAAAATTGTAGTGAATTTTGGGGTACAGAAGTTTCGCTTTACTTCCCTGAAATTTATGCAGGTACTACAGATTTAGTAGGTGTGCATGCCAACGATGAAGCTATACTAGACTTCAAGCAAACAAACAAGCCCAAGAAGCGCGAATGGATTGAGGACTATTTCATTCAATTAGCCGCATATGCTAACGCACACAACGAATTATTCGGCACTAAGATCAGAAAAGGTGTCATCCTTATGTGCAGTAAGGATAATGAATATCAAGAATTCGTAGTTGAAGGTAATGAGTTTGATATTTACAGCAATCTTTGGTTTCATAGATTGGAATTGTACTACAAACAATTCTTGTGACTTTTAGCTCGCATGAATGATAAATAGTTTAACAGTAGAAAAGATTAAACTATGGCCATAATACAAATCTCAAAAATACAGCATCGTTCGGGTAACCTAGTTGACTTGCCTCAACTGGACGAAGCAGAATTAGGTTTCGCATCAGACGATAAGAGGCTATTCATAGGTAAGGAAACCCCTACAGAAAATATAGAAGTACTTACTTCTTATTCTACCATTAGCTTTAGTCAGCTAGATGGCGGGTTAGGTAATTTAAACATTGATCCTCTTACCGCTGCTGACGGTCAAGTTCTCGCATACGATGGTAATAACTGGGTTAATAAAGGCGGTGTTGCTGGTGGACTAATTACATTAGGTAATATAGCCAATGTTAGTATAGATGGCGGCGGAATTGGTTATGTATTAGAAACAGACGGCGCCGGTACGTTATCTTGGACACCAAAAGGTGTAATGTCCGCGTCTGTCTTTGACGTTACTCAAGCTAACCCATGCGTTATTACTACCGCAGGTGATAATTTCTTTGTAGAAGGATCAGAAGTTACTATAACTGATGTTCCAGGAATGACCGAATTAAATGGTAATGTTTATTACGTAGATATACTTACTAGTAATACTTTTGCTCTTTATTCCGATTTGGCTTTAACTACCCCGATAAATTCTACTGCTTATAATCCTTTTATTACTACTGGTGCTACAGCAACAGCTACAGTAGCAAACTTAATTACAGTAACGGATACTACATTATTTTCGTTATTACAACCAGTAGTATTTGTAGGATCACTTGGATCTAGTAACCTTGTAGCAAACACTACATATTATGTGAGTACGATTCCCGATAGTACACACTTATCAGTAAGTGACACATCAGGCGGAGTTGAAGTAGCTTTAGTTAATGAAACTATCTCTGCAACAATGTATGTCCCGGGAGGTAGAGTAATAGCTGCTATAGGTAGTGGAACAGGAAGCGGTGCCGCCGCTGGGTCAACCAATTCAATTCAATATAATAATGGTGGATTGTTAGCGGGTGGATCAGATTTAACGTTTAATTTTTCTTCGACCCCAAGACTATTAAGTGTGAACGGTGACGCTAACGTAGCTAATTTAGGTTCAAATGGTGTTATAAGATCAACTAGATTCTTGTCAAATATTGCTACAGGCACGACCCCTTTAGAAGTAGTTTCTACTACTAGGGTAGCTAATCTTAATGTTTCTTATGCTAACGTATCTGATTTCGCTGTAGTAACCAATACTATCACAAGTGCAAACTTTTATCCCACATTCGTTAGTGCATCTGCAACTGGTAATAGGAATATAAGAACAAATGGTAATTTTGTAGTTAACCCAAGTACTGGTGATTTCTTTGCATCAAATACTGTTACTGGTACTTATTTAACTGGCACGTTAACTACAGCAGCACAACCCAATATTACGAGTGTTGGTTCATTAACTAGTGTAACTTCAGCCGGTAATATTCAAGGTGCAAATATTATTGCTAATAGTTACGTTATACATTCAATCGGAACAGGCATAAGCGCCGCAGGCGCAACACAGGGAACTGCCACAGCATTAACTAAAGAAATGAACGTAGTTTCAACTGTGTCTGTTGGACAAGGTGTCGCTCTGCCTACAGCAGTAGCAGGAATGGCTATATATATTGTTAACATAAGTGCAAATGCAGTGCAAGTTTATCCGGCTTCAGGTGGAACTATTGGTTCATTGGCATTAAATGCTGCTTACGAACAAGCATCAGGCGCAACGCTACATTACATAGCCACATCAAGCACTCAGTGGTACATTATAAATGCGCCGTATGGTTGATAGTCTAGGAAATTAATAATGGCAATTATTACTATAAGTGTTCAAAGTCTACTTAATGCTGCGTTATATGACAATTATACAGTCAATGATGGCATTACTGTTGGTACGCTAAAAACAACCATACAATCGGCCACCGGAGTTGATGTTTCTTGGTTTGTACTAGCATTTGCCGGAGAAGAATTATCTAACGGAAGTACATTAGCAAGTTACAGCATAGTTAATGGATCACAATTACAGATAGGCAATGTGATAGGAACTTTAACTACCTTACAAGATCGTCAATTAGCAAAACTAGATTTAGCTGCATTGAATAGAACTGCTGAAGGTAATCCTCGGGACGTTTATGATATTACTGAATTGCCCAGCCAATACATAGGTAACGTATCTACGCCTAACCCTCATCCAGGTGGTCTTATTGAAGGAAGACCTTGGACTCCTTAATAGTCAACTATAAAAATCAGTAAAAAGCATAAATATATATGTCTATAACAACGTTGTTATAGCTTATGCGGTACCCGCCGCGTAGTAGGTTAGAACCTACACTAATACAGGAGAACAAAACAATGGGACGTCCTTTAAAAATCGCAAAAGCACAAGCAGTAATTACCATTACTTCCATTAACGGAACTACAGAAGTAGTAACAACATCAGATAATTTTACTACTCTAGGAATTTCTGCAGGCATGAGTTTCATTCCCGCTACTAGTTCCGGAAACTTAGTAGCAGGTACAATGTATTGGATTCTTCAGGTAGTAAACTCAGGTAACAATAGCACATTTACAGTTTCTGCAACTGACTTATCAGCAAACCCAACGTATACTAAGTTTAACTTAGCAACAGTCGCAGGGCCGGTTGCAGTTAAAGCAACAGTAAATGTTGTAGATGGATACTTCAACAATCCAAATGGTGGAGTAGGTTATCCAGCAACAAACGCAAATACTTACGGCGTAGTAGGTGGAAACACTGCAATCTATGGCTCACAAGTACTTACTCGCGTTGCTATCGGTATTGCTGGTAATGGTACTATAACTGCAAATACCGCTAGTACTACAGTAACTGGAGTTGGTACTGCGTTCAATACTCAACTAGCCGCAGGTACTGCGTTACAGTCAGCAGAAGGAGTGGATTTAGGATTTGTTAGCTCAGTTACTAACGCAACTAGCCTTACACTTTCAGCTAACTCAGCTTCAAACGTATCCGGTATAGCATATTCTTATGCTGATGATGAGCCGGGTTTCATTGTTAGACAAAAAGGCAAGACAAAGTATTTGGTGACTGGTACAACTTCAGGGTTGACTGGAGCTTGCTATACTGCAAACGTAGCGAATACTGCACTTACACCTAACACTATGAACATTCTTGCAACTTATGCGGATTCTTCAACTGCATATATTCAGAATATTAGTGATATCAGATCGCAGGTATTCTATGATACATCAAATGCTAACGCAGCACCTGATGTATATGCAACATTTAATAGTGCAGAAACTGCAAACGCTTCTATTGGTATAACTTATCCAATAGTTACAATTTCCAATCTGTAATTAAATGTCACCTGAAGCTTGCAGAGCAGAAGATTATGATCCAGAAGCCGAACCTTTCGGGAGGAGACAATACGATATGCAGCTACAAAAAGCTCAAACTGAAATCGCAGTTCTTAACATCAAGGTGAGCAACCTTGAGGATAAGATCGATGAGGTTCGGAAAGAGATAGGGTTGTTGCGGGATCATATCGACAGAAGTAATGAGTCAATGCAAATGTTTATCTCAGAAATGCGTAAGGCAAGTGCAGAGGCTCATAAAGATATATCTAGGAAGGTGTCTGATCTTGAAAAATGGCGTTATATGCTAATTGGAGCGGGCATCATCCTAGGGTCATTAGGTTTTGAGGCAGTGAAAACATTGTTTTCAATGTGAAGAACAGGACCTATCACTGTCTTTGTATAAAACGGCTCTTCATGAGCCGTTTTTTATTACCAATGCTTTTATCTTGTCTTGCACAGAGTCTAAATTTATTGTACTGAAAAATCCAGGATGCAATGGTTTAGGATATTGTCCGTAATTGATCCAAGCATATCCAAGATGTTCAAAGTTTAAAACAGGAATAAATTCTTCTGGTATCGCACAAAAGAATGTATGATAGTTGAAGTTATTGTTAACGAACTTCTGAATAGGTATTAACTTTGCTTTTTTAGGAAAGAAAGCAGTTTCTTCAATGCACTCACGTTTTAGTCCAACTAACAATGTTTCATTATCTTCAATAGTTCCTCCAGGGATACTCCATGTAAATGAATTTTGTTTGTCATTCCTTAGTAAGTATAAGAAACGATTAGTAGAACTACTATAAAAGAAAACACCTGCTGCTCTTCGGATCATATCTTAATTTATCTAGAAATTAAGTGATCTCTATTTTTATATCACAATGCTATAGTCACCTTCACCATACCACCCGTCAACTGACTTAACCCAACTATTATCAGCAAATCTGTATTGCACGTTGGTATTTAAATTTGTAACATACTGTATTTCAATATCAGTTGTGCTATCAAATGACACTACCCATTCAGCACCGTTGTACTCAATAATATCATTTGCACTGGCTATTACATCGCCCCATGCAGTAGTAGGAGCTCCTGTAGCACCGATATCTTCTACTATAAGATATCTTACGCCTGGAACAGGTCCAGGTAGCCCTGCATTAGGACCAGTTACCAGAGGGTTGATAATGCCATTAACTGGGTTGAGTGTATTTTGAGGTAATGTATCAGGATCGACATCATAAAGCAATATCCGTCCGTCATCAGGATCAACAACTATTGTACCTACTATATCAGTTTCCATATATGGATTTTGTAGCCAAACTTGAGAAATTCCCGGTCTATAAGCACCGTATGCATTTAATACGCTTGGCCAATATAAAGATGTATCAGGTGGAGTAGGCAACTCTAACTCAACATTGGGAGGATTGAATGCTTCATTAGCAGGTAACAACTGCAAAGTGTTGTTCAAGAATAATACTTTGTAACCATACGGACTAATCTTAAGACGAGTTCCTAATAAAATGTCTTCGTTCTTGATATCATCAAGAGAACTTCCCTGATATATTGACGCAATTATTTTATGAATTACACCCATCTTCTTGAGTTTAGATGCAGTACTAATCCAAATCGGCATATAGAATCTCCAACTCATTACATCAATTGGATTACCTGTTCCTATTGGAATAGTGCGAGAACTAAAAGTAAGGCCGTCTTGGTAAACAACAGATAATGAAGTCCAATCAATAAAATTGTCAGTACTTTGTATTTCTAATGATGGATTAAACAGTGTACCCAACTGTTCAATAAGTTCAAGTTTTTGATTGTAGTTAGTAGTCCAAAAATCAACCTGAATCTTTAACGTATAGGGAACAGGCATTAATCGTTCTACTGTAAATGCTTGTCCTTGAGTAGTTTCATACTCACCTGTTTCTTGGTTCAATGCTCGTTGACGAACTTGAAGTTTCTCAACGAAGTAAGGTTCTTGAGTTCTTCGCTGATCGTATTCTAATGCGCTGATGTAATATGTAATAAGAGGTGCGCTTGGTAAATTACTAGCTGAGTTATTACCGATTACAGTTGAAACTTGTCTACTTTGATCCCCGTACATAATAGGAACCCGCATAAGAATCTCGTTACCGTTTGGATCTTTGCCTTTAGTTACATACCAGTTAGAGAATATTTTCCCAAACTGAATTAGGAATCTTCGAACCTGATTATCATAGAAAAAATTTGCCAATGTCTTATGCCTTAGGTGGTAAATTAGGTTGCGGCTTAGTCAGTATAGTTGAAAGAGCCTGTAACTGAGGTTCCACATTACCGTTTGTTAATACTATCTGTTCTTCACTATTTATGAAGCTAGATAACAATGATTTATCTTCTACTCCAAAACCAGTTTCTGTTCGTACATTAGTAGAAATACGAATCCACAATCTTCCGTCCCAACGATACAGAATCTGCGGGAAATAATCTATACGTAAGAAGTAATCTCCTACTGCAGGATTCTGTGGGAATGCAATTCCTGAACCAACAGGGAAACCGTTTGGTGCAGTTCCATCTCCTGTGAGATATCCAGCAGCATAACCAAATGATCTTGGTGTTGCGCGAGCGATGAACTGGAATCTAGGATCGCAATCTGCACGATAATCCATTTGTTGAGTAACAGTGCCTGTAAATCCAGGTAATTCTGGGTTCTGATCTGCTGTTGCATATGTATTGTCAGCAGTACCGTATGGCCCAGTTACTGGACCAGATGAATGTAGTACTAATACTTTAGTTCCTTCTACTGCGCCTGACCCAGAACCAATTCTTTCGGGAGGAAGTTCAACTACTTCTAAACTAGCTTGCACGAACTTATCAATTTTTTCAGCAAACGTATCCATATCAGCAGTAGCATCCCAAATACTAGTTAATGCTTCTTTTGAGATTTTTATTGCTGGACTTGCTTGTTTATACTTTGGGTTTCTCATCATAACAACAGGAGCCGCAATAGGACCAGTTGATGGAGAACCATTAGCGAACGTGATTAAATTAATAGGCGGTGCCGGTTGATTAATTTTTCCTGAGAACTGATTATTTCGATCATATAATCCATATGTTGGTACAATATATAAGTTAGCAGTTGAGTATCCTGCTTTAGGAAGAATACGTTTTGCTTCATCAAGTACTGAGTTGTTGATCTCAACGTTCTTATTGTATGTACTGAGAATATCTTTTAAGTCTTCCCCCGGAGCCAGTTCCCAATACTCAGCATTAGGAGGATATACTCCAGGTGGAACTTCTTTGATAGAAATGTAATTCTTGTCACCATATGTAATCACGTAACCGGGAGGATATGTTTTGTCTTTATCCCATAAACCAAGATAATTGTCTTTGTCGAGAGGTTGTTGTAATATCTGTGAGAACTCTTGGCTATCTACCATCGGCTCACACTTAATTCTCCATAAATGCGGATACCAAGTAGGAGAGAAACCTTCACTTGCATAATTAGCATCTGTTATTTGATAAAACCGTTTCAATGCAACAGGGATCGTTTCTTTCAAAGGATTATAATCAAGTAGGTGAGGCAATTCAAGAACATCCCCTACCATTAACTTTCTACCAATGAGGTCTATCATTGTGTTGTAATGTACAGTAATATAAATGATATCATTGCTCAGGAACAACCCAAACTGACTCAAGTCAAAGTCTAAATTCTGAACATTGTAGTGGCCGCGTAATCTATAAATATCGGTGTCGTATACCCTATCTCTGTTCTCTAAAAACAACAAATCTTGTATATTAGTTGGATTCAACGCATCATATTGCGGTTGAGTATAATCGGGAGAGGGTGTCGATGCATTGGGTCCTAAATACTTGTGAATGTATAAATCAGTGCCACCTACCGTATACATCTCCGATATGGTTCTGTCTAGGAAATTGTAGTTATTAGATTTTTGTGGGGTGTATAAGGATAATCTTGGCATACAGTATTTATCTTGTTTATAGTCTACTAATGGGTAAATATGTTTACCCAAACTAGTTGACTTTTAGTACAGTATTTGTGTAATATATACGAACTTATTCATCAATGTAGGATCATCAATATGCCCCGCGGACGCAAGCCTGGTCGTAAAGTAGTAGCCAAACCTCGTATACTTTCTGTTAAGAATGATCAAGTCATTGATGGGATCGCACCTGACCTCAAAGCTAAACGCCACGATGCTATGTATTTTGGGTCAGAGCCTAAATTCATTGAGGAACTTAGCGAAGAGAAAACTAAGTATAAATTGGGTGCAGCGTTTACCTGGTACAACCAATGGTATGACAAGAAGGATGCGAAGGTTTTCATTATTGAATACCTTACTCATCAAGGTAAAAAGAACGAAGCCAAGGCTATTAAAAAAGTAGCAGACAAAGAGTTCGATACTACTTGGGGATTTTATTCACGTATTCTTATGCGTGGGTTTAAGCCTAACGAGGATTATGTTGCTAGATTCAATAAAGAACTTGATCGACTTTTCGATCTTGCACCTAAAGAAGTTGTAGTAGAAAAAGAGGAAGTAGTTTCTACTCGTCCTAACGTTCAAGAAATCATGCGCGAACGTGCGTTGGAAGTAGCCGGCGAGTTTGAGGGTTGGCTTGATGACTTTATTGCTAAGGGTGCAAAAGCTAACTTTAATCCTAAAGTAGTGGATGAACTTACCAAGCGCAACGTGATGCAACAGCATGTGAGTATGATCATTGATGCTTGGTCTAAGCACAAGGCTGAATTTGCAGAAGTACTTAAAGGCAAAGATGAGCAATTGATAGAGGCTTATAACCGCTTTACTAACACTCAAATGAAAAATCTTGTTAAGTTTGCAGATCAAATTATTTCTGATCTCAACAGTTATATCACTCTTAAAAAGACTACTCGTAAACCAAGGGCGCGTAAAGCAGTACCTGTTGAAAAGCAGGTGGCTAAACTGAAGTTCATGAAAGTCTTTAAGAGCGATGAAGCTAAACTGGATCTTGTTAGCTTGCATCCTGCAAAACTGGTAGGTACTAGTGAAGCTTGGGTTTACGATACACAGAAACGTAAACTCCATCATTATGTAGCAGACGATCTTACCAAAACATTTAAAGTTAAGGGTAATATGTTGTTGGGCTTCTGCACTAAGCAAAGTGAAATTAAAACTTTGCGTAAGCCAGCTGAACAGTTGAAAGAGATTATGGGTAGTAAACCTGCTGCTCGAAAGTATTTCTCTGATATTAAATCGGTGTCTGTAACACCAACTGGCCGATTCAATGAGAATCTTATCATTTTGAAAGCATTTTAAGGAGTCCCAAATGCAAATTGACCTAAACAAATATACTTCTTTCGTAGAAGCAGTAACTAGTAAGGCAAGTAATGATCTTACTACATTCATGGATCGACTTGATCAACTCGACGCTAACTACGAAGATGGTAAACACGGGCCTGATGTTAATGTCCCGCTTCTGTTGACTGCTGCTATTGGATTGGGTAGTGAAGCAGGAGAGTTCCAAGAGATTGTTAAAAAGATTATGTTCCAAGGCAAGCCACTCAATGAAGAAACTGCTTTTCATATGAAGCGAGAGTTGGGTGATATTATTTGGTATTGGACTAATGCTTGCCGAGCCCTACATCTTGACCCAAACGATGTTATTGCTGAGAATGTCAACAAGCTTCAGTCTAGGTACCCGGGCGGACACTTCGATCCTTCCTATAGTGAGAACAGAAAAGAAGGTGACCTGTAATATAGAACCCCGATAAATACAATACACTTATTGGGGATTCATATGGCAGCAGATATTTTAGCAACACCGACACCCTTTAACTTAGCACAGTTAAAGTCTGAATTATTTCAGAACTTGTCATACAGATTGGGCTCAGGTATAATAGACGTTGAGCTAGACCCGCAACACTTTGAAGCTGCATATAATTATGCAATCAAGGTGTATAGACAAAGAGCGCAGAATGCGACTAGCGAGTCTTACACCTTGATGACTGTTATCAAGAATATAGATACTTACACTCTCCCTCAAGAATTCATTAACGTAAGATCGTTGTTTAG